GATAATAGACGATTATTCGCCAATATTAGAAGGTGTAGAATTTGAAGAGTTAAAAGACAAAGTAAAACACAAAGAAAACCAAAAAACAGATAAACCATTAGAGTAATATTCTCTCCATCTTTTTTATACAACCTCTTGGAAATACATTACGATCAGAAAATAGTTCATCATTTTCTTCATAACTTGCAAATGTTCTAACATTATGTTTATCTTTATTTAAAACATAAGCATGTGTGACCATAACAGATGGCATAAATCCTTCTGCTGTATGTAAATCTGCGTGCCCGCTATCACCCGTAATGTCCAGCCACGTAATCTTATAGAAGTAATATCTTTTCTTTTTTATAATTACAGACTTATATTTAGATTTTTTTCTTATCATTTTCTTCCTAAAGGATTTTAAAAGTATTTATACACTTTATAAATTCACCTGAAAAGTTCTTCTTATTGGGAATTCTTGGTAGTAGCAAGTAGTAGCCAAGTAGTAGACGTTTTACTACCAAAATTGCTTAAATAAGCTATGTATACCAACAAAAACTTGTAAAAGTAGTAAAGTAGTAGACATTTTTCATCTTTTTTGAAAAATTTTTTTTTTAAAAAAAGTTTTAAAGCTATTAGGGGGAAACCCTGATGCCTGATTCCTGACACATTACTCACTATTTTGCCTTATTTTACTGTGATTTTTGTAATATAGGTCAACTCTTCTTAACCATTCCCACATATATTTTTGGAACTCTGAACCATGAACCTGGAACTTTTGAAAGTAATTATCCTTAGTACACATTAGAATCGTTCCAGACTGTATCTTGGTCCCGTACACCTGGTTATGCGCTGTAGCATATGCAGCAAGTTGTAAGAAATAGTCATCGATCCACTCACGCCTTTTAGGTTTGTTAGATTGTTTAAAATCCATGATACTTTCACGTCCGTCATAAATACCTGCTAAATCTGATGCACCTGCATATAGACCTGGATAGTGTAAACAAACCTCAGTACCCCATATCTCCTGCATACAGTCCTTTAGACCCTCATCTATTATAATTTGTGCCATCTTATCAGCCTGCTGGCCCAAATCAGTCAAATCCATGTGTCTTTCGTCCAGCAAATAGCATTCAATCAGCTTATGCATGATTGATCCACGGTTTGCTGCTTTATTCTTAATATTCTCAGCAGATTCAACTCCTACACGTTTCTTCCAATTCTCTAAACTTGCCTTTTTTTCGTCACTTTGTGTGGCCTGCAGTATGGTTGTAACACTTGGTAATTTTTCGCCACTGATTAAATAGTGTCGTTCACCTTCTATAGCCTCACGTATCGTTAGAGGGTATTTAAATTTTTTATTCCATTTCATAATTTAAAGAACACTTCTTTCTGGTTCAAAAGATTTTAATACTTTTATCTTTTCTTGAGCGTCTGCTATTTTTTGTACTTGTTTATCTATTTCTTCTAAATGTTGTGGGTGCTCACCAATACCTACAGAATTACTTAGGTATATATTTATTGTAGCATCAGCTGACGCTATATCAGCTTCATATTTTTTTTCTAATGCATCTATTAATGCTCTTTTCATATTTCTCCTTGTGTGTTAGTTGAGGCCCTTAACGGGCCTCAATGTTTTAATGCACTGACGGTTGTTCTTCAAACTCTTTATCTTCGTAGAATCTAGCTAGTTTAATTTTCTTACTAGCAATTAATCCTGCGTTATAAATGTTTTGGAACTGAGAGATGTATTCTTCAGTGGTTTGAGATCCAAGTAATTTAGATCCCTTAGATTTCATAGCAATTTTAAATCTATTGAAATCCCACTTCGGACATTTATCAGATACAATATAAGCTCTGATAAATCCTCTCTTCATTTTTTTAGAATCATTAATTATGTCATTAATGTATTTCATCTCTGACGCAATTCTATCAAAATGAATAATTCCTCCAAGAGGAACTTTGAAGTTACCTTCCTTATAATCTGCAGTTAAATTTACATCCAAACCAACTCGGTTTAAAAATATACTAACCGCTTCAATTATAGGCATGTTGTACTCTCGGATTTTTGATCTTAGCAGCAGATAATCTTTTCTCTGATACGTGCAGTAGAAATTAAGATAATCTTCCATGTTCCATTGTGAACGATTAGAGTTTAATAACGCCATATCGTAAGCATCGTTAGACGCTAACACAATGTAATAGATCGGCAATCCAAGTTCTTTTCTTGCCTGGAAAGTATGATGACCATCTCTTATATCCATATCTTTGGTTACAAGAATAGGTAATTTTAAATCTTTCACCGCAATAGCTTTTTTAATTTTATTGACGTGTGAAACATTCAAAGGTCTATTACCTTTTGTCTTTTTAAACTGTCCATAATTCTTTGTAACAAAGAAGTTTAGACATTTTTTTATTTTTTTAGACATGTACTTCCTTTTTAGTGTTTGACATCAAACTTTTTACGTGTTGATGCTTAACGTTATTCACTTAATGAATCCTTTTTATTCTGTCTTAATTTAGATTGTAAAAAAACTTTTTGTTTTGTTAACATATCAACTTCATCATTTAATTTTTCTATAATTGCATTAAGTTCTTTAACAAGTTTAGTTTCCAATATTAATCTTTCTGTACTTACTTTTATTTCCCCCTGTGACTCACAACTCGGACACTGATGTATGGTTTCCGTCGGATTGTCTATTGATTCCTTTACTTTGATATAACCGTTTCCATGGCATCTCTGGCATATTGTCTTTGTCATAGTTTTTTTCCATCCTTTCTAAAGTTTGAATTACTTTTTTTCTAACTAAATTATGATCTAGTTCTGCATATTCACATACCCTAACAAAATCAGAATTAGGTAAAGTTACATAATCTATTTCATGAAATCTTCTTTCAGCATAAAAACCTTTGTATTTTATAATATTTGCTTTAATTTTAATTGCATCAGATATTGAAACGACTAATACATTTCTCCATAAATTTCTTATTGGATCAAATTTATCAAACTCAACCAGTGCTTTTTCGTAACTTGCCATTTAATTTTCTCGCTTTCTCATTGATTAATATGTCTAAAGTCTTAGCTCTAGATACTTCTACCTCAGGTACTATAACCTTGCGGATTTTATCTAATTTATCACAACTATCATGTGATAATGCAACAGATTTATATTTATTTATATCAGTCATTATGATATCCTTTCATTATTTATAAATAATAATATAGGATTATTATATTTTTTTACAAGGTTGTCAATGAAATTTTTATTAGTAGTGTACATTTGTTCAGCAGTTGAAGGTGAGTGTAGAACTCCACCAGAATATCCTAAAGTTAAAGATAATTATTATGAATGTGTACAACATGGGTTAGGTGAATCTTACGATTTATTATTTGGTGAAAATATTTTTCCAAAAGAAATGATAATAGAATCTCAACTGTATCCACAATATAGATGTACTCCTGTAAAAGACGAAGGTAAAATAGCTACCTAATTATTTAACAAATAACTCCTTAACTTTTCTACCGGGTATTCTTGCACTAATGTGTGGTGCATCATCCAATCCATCCATAGAGTCTATATAAACTTCTAGTGGTCCTGCATGAGTTTGCATTGTTATAAAACAACAACCTTTTGATCTGATATCAAAGTGTATGCCCTTTGCATAACGATCTTCAAAGTTATTTTTTTTACGTATTGCCATATGTTCTTTATCTCTTCTTGGTCTTTTCATCATACCCCCTTACTTTTTTCTGGTCTAGCTTTACCAGTCTCAAGATCTCTTCTAATGCATCCGCTATTCTTACCAGCGAATTACTTTGTATCTTTTCTTCTATTTCTTTATTTGTCATTATTTTCTCCTTTATTGCTTTCATGTCCTATATATAGGATATTAGAGGATATTTGTCAACCCTTACCTTGGCCTTTATATCTTCGAGTACGTTTTTGTCTTTTCTCGTTTTTATTCATATTTTTCTTGTGTTTTCGAGGCCCTCGTTTTTTAGGTTTATCCCTAGTTTCAAAAGATTTAAATTTTCTAGCCATTTTTATGATGGTTTTTTATAAAATTTCTGTCTGCATCTGACAATTGCATATATCTTATTCTACCATTTACATGCTGCTTAGTATCATGTCCACAGTTAGTGCATCTATAAAAATCTTGTACAATTGCAACTAAAACTGCCTCCTCTTGACACTCTTCACAATGTCCATGAACTGTATCTATTTTGTTAAATAGTTTTATTGTTTTGTAATCTATCGTCATACTAAGTCTACTGCCTTTCCTATTATTGGTTTGTATTTAGTTTTTTTATCTTCACGATATGCTCGTAAATATTGATGTCTAGGATTAAAAGGTATGTAGCTTGCGTGGATCCATCCCGAGTTAGGTTCGCCAGGCGTGTAGTACTCGAGGATCAATTGATCTACCTCACAATTCATTTTAACCCAGTCTGCTACTTCAGCGTTGTCAATTCCCATACATTCGAAATCAACCGCCTCAGCTTTTGCATGTTGAGAATTTATCGAGCTGCCGATGGAAACACATAATTCAGGGCTACGATAGCCGCTGGTAACCTTTACTCTACCAAACTGATCACGCACTGGCTGTAAAATATTTTCACACAATGCTTTTAGTTTATCAACCTGATCAGCATTAGGTTCATTGTCAATACCTTTACGTATTGCTGTATCTGACTTCGTTAACTCTTGAAGAGAAAAGTTTCTTGTAAGTTTCATTATTCCAATATTAACTTTTTAATCGAAAAAGATCCATCAATATTTTTTTCAAGTTCTGCTTTACCCTTATAGCATTTATAAGATATATTTTCACTGTACTGTCTTTCTGCCTGACGTTTACCACGTAAACATTGTGCCATACCTTCAACTTGCAAACGCGCCTCTTTGATCTCTCCTTGTACAAACATAAGAAGAGCCACTACAGTTTCAATCATATTTTCTTACCTGTATTAATATAGCCATTACAATAATTGAAACTAAAATTCCTATAAAAAATAAACCTATCATTGGCCATTACCATTTTTATAATGCATATCTCTTGCTTTATCTTTTAATTCTTCAATATCTTCTAAAGCTTTCTCCATTTGCTTTGTTAAAAATTCTATATTAACTTTATTTAATGCCATAGATTCTATGTGTTTGTTTAATTTGTCCGTAGTCTTGTATAAATCCTCGATCATCATAAATTGTTCTGAGTCTGCAGGGAGTGAACCTAGTTGTCCACGTGGCCATTTAATTCTAAACTCTGTGTTTTCATTTAAATCTTTCTCCATTATTTGTAACCTGGTGTCTGCAACATTAAGACGTTCAATCATCTGGAAGTAACCCATCGTGCCGAGAGCGACGATAATTATCAAACTGGCAACCGTCTTCATTGGCATCTGTACAGCTGCTGATTCAGATATGTTTAATGGTTTAGTCATTTGTAGGTTCTGGTAATTTAAAATCTTCCGGTGGTAACATTATATTTTTTGTACCCATAAATTTTTTATTTTTATGTTCAGGTAAGTTTTGATATTCATATCGTAAATCATCCCAAGCGCTACCATCAGGTCGTTCTTGATTTTCATCATTAATAACTATACCAGAGCATTTTGCAACCAGCAAATAGAAGTTTGGATTGTGTTTTAAAGTGGGGTTTTTATTAACTTTTCCACACATTTTCATTAATTCTAGCTGTTGTTTTAGTTCCATATTTTCTTGTTGAACATCTTTAAATCTGTCTGTGCAAGCTGATCCTAGATAGTGTCTATAAGTCAGACGTATGGACCTATCGTCAGAAGGGTTAGTATAATTATTATTAGAATTAAAGTGTCTATGCCTATACTCTGAGTCCCTCTGTTCAATTGATACGCTAACATCGCCAGTACTACAAGTATTAGTACCATTATTGAGATAATCATTTCTAGAATGTGCAGGTTTCATAAAACATAACAACACAAATAAAATAATTAATGAACCTGTAAAATAATAATTCATCCTGGCGATCTCCATGTTGCATAAATCCTTAATAGTTAATTTCTCTGTTTAAGTCTTTTATATCGTAAGTATGTTCTCTAACTTGATCAGCTAAAGTTCTATATAAATTTTCAGCCATCTGCCATGTAGCTTCAGCAGAAGATAATCTTGTGTTAATGTCTGTAATGTTTTTTTCTAGTTGACCAACATCTCTTTCAAGATTTGTAAGTCTTGTTTCATTTTGATTTATTGTGTCTGTAAGATTTACAATATAACGAACACCAGTAAATGTTCCGACTATAACCGAAGCCACAACCGGAACCATTACTATATTCTTTTTTAATAAATCTACTAAATTCATTATCTAAACCAATTTAAAATTCTCTTCCACCAAGAAATTTTAACTTTAGGTAGTTCAACGACACACTGACATCTTTTCTTTTCAAAATTACAATCTATACATATATTTAAACTCATTTTTTCTCCTCAATATTATAAAACATTTTATCAGAATCTTCTGTTATCCAATCAGATCCTTCACAGTCCCAATAAGTAGTTTGTACACTATAATCTGGCCAATCATTATCTGTTGTATAACTGTTTACATGCCAAATAATTCTGTTGTTTGGCTGCGCTGCATAATTACCGTTTTTTAACGCTAATATGTGTGCACACTTGTGCTCTTGCGGAATTTCTGAATGTTCCGTGTTTAGTATATTAGTCTCTGGATGTGCCCAGTCAACAGTAAATAAGTATTGACCTGGGTAAAATTTTTTATCTTTACCTAAAAATTTACCGTCTATACCAGCCAACCAATCAAAACAATGGACACTAGGATAATAACTAAAGCAGTTCCACAGTTCGAGTTGATCCACTCGCATATCAGGCACGTCTTTTCTTTCAAATTCTTTTTGAAAGAAGGCTGAAATAGGTAGTCTATAAAAGACCGCACCATTTGGTAGCATGCAATGAAATAGGATTGCGCGACCTGAAATAGAGCTAAGACCAAAGATAACGCAGTCACTAGCTTCTCCTTTATGTTTTTTAAGATCATAGAGATACTCCCTTCTTATTTTACAATAAATTGGCGGTATATTAGCATTTAAGTAAGCCATAGTACATTATTTTATTTCACCCCAGTTAGGACCTGATTCGTAGTCGACTTTGTTTGGAACTTCTAAATCTACAGCGTGTTCCATTATATCTTTTATTTTATCAGCTTGCTGTTGTGATTCAATAGAAAAATCTAACTCATCATGAACTTGTATGTGAGCCAAGATTCCTTCTTTGTGAAGCTTGACCATAGCTTGTTTAGTCATATCAGCTGCACTACCTTGAATAAGTTTATTTAAAGCTTTGTATGTAAATGCTCTACGCGCTGAATTTTTATGCCAATAGTTTTTCTTTTTTTGTCTCTTATCGTCTAAAACAAATTCACCATCATCATCTTTTAACCATTCACCCATGTTTTGTAATTGCAACATTCTTTCTTCATCTTCTGCAGGTACATACTTACCCCAATCAGATCCAGATAATATAGGTTCATACTTAGGAAAACGACAACGTCTTTCTAATAAAGTTTTTACCTGACCTTTATTTTCTGCAGCTCTCATAGTTTTATTCATTAACTGTTTAACAAATGGAACTTTGTTGTGATACTTTTGAAATAATTCTTCAGCTTTGTCTTTTGATACACCAAGTTCTGCTTGAAGTTTTGCTTTACCCATACCATAAAACAATCCAAGATTAATTGTCTTAGCTTCTGATCTTGGAATCTCTGCCATCTCCGCAACTATTTTGTGAAAGTCTGTTGATGGATCTGTATCATATGAATCTGCAATTGTATTTACAGAAGGTAATTCAAATCTCAAAGCATAGTGTGCAACCAATCTTGGTTCCTGTTGTGAGTAATCAAAACAACCCCACTTGCAATTATCTTCAGGTATAAATAAAGATCTAATCATGGGGCCTGTTACTGGATCCCTGGCAGGTATCTGCTGTAGGTTAGGATTAGAATAACTAAATCTTCCAGTCACCGTCCCACCATCATCCGATCTAATTTGATTTATATCTGCATGAATTCTATCACAATGTTCATGACTAATAATGGTATCAATAAACGTTGTTCTTACCTTGTTTATTTTTCTAGCCTCTGCTATCATCTGTACTACAGGATGTTTATGATTTGTAATAAAATTTTTAGTGAAAGAAGGTGCTTTTGTTTTTGCAGTTAGGTCATAAGATAAGTTCAAGTTGTCAAAAACTTTGGCAATACTTGCTGCTGCCCATAGTTGAACTTCTTGGTTACTTTCTTTTTTTATTTTGTGGATTAACATTTCTTCTTGTATCGCTAGCTCTCGCTTCAATTTATGAGCTCTTTCAACGTCCACCTTCACCCCAAGAAATCTCATGTCAACCAGACAAGGAAATAGACTGGTTTCGAGATTAAAGATATTCTGTAGATCTTGTTCTTGAATTATTTTTTTAAACAACTGCCATAGTTCTAAAGTTAATTGAGCATCTTGTTCTGCGTATGCTCCAACTTCCATAGCTGGTAGTCTCCACATATCTGCTTTAGGATCTAATCCTCTTGACTTTGCAGCTTCAGTTAATCTTGCTTCGTTTTTACCTTTTTTTAAGAAGGCCCAGGACAAAGTATTTAGTGTGTAAGAAAATCTATTTTCATCTATAAGACTAGCTGCAATCATAGTATCTAGCACTAAACCATTGATTTTTATACCTAATTTACGTATCCAACATACGTCGTACATTGCATTATGAAATATTTTTTTACAAGGTAAAGCACAAATATCAGTGAACCAATCAATAACTTTCTTTCTGTCCATATTGGGTCCTTCTTCATGAGCTATTGGAAAATAACCTTTCCATCCTTCAACAGCTACAGCTATACCCACAATCTCACCCATACCAATAATAGATCCTGATCCTAATTTTTTTAGGTTTGGATCACGAGTTTCTAAATCGATTGCTATCTCATCATGTTTAGATAAGTCTGGAAATTGTTTTGGTGCTAGCCATTCTGTTTGTGGTAATATCATTTTTGAACCTTATGTATGTTGATTAGTTTTTCTATGTTGTCAAATGGCACCATAGTTATTTTGTCTTGTCTTCCTGCTCGTTGATAAACTTTATATATACCTCTACCTTGTTGTACACCATTCTCTTTTACTTTTTGAACAACGTGATTATAAAGTTCTTTTCTATCTACAACTAACCAGTAATCATTTCTTTCAAAAACAATGTAGTCAGCTTTACCTTTTATCCATCCAGGTTTACCCCAAACGTTTGTTCCTTCAATCCAAGCTATTTCATCTTGTGAATTAGCATCAGCTCTATTTACTTTTTTCTTTCCTTTAACATCAAATTTTAAAATTTCACCTTTAAACAAACCTTTTACATCCCAATGTTCAAACATATCTTGTTCATCATTTGCCCATTCAACTTGTTTTAAATGTTTTGCAAAATTATTTTCTACTATTTTTGCTTGTTCTCTAAACCAATTCATTTCTTTTTAAGGTCTTTCATTGTTTTAATTTCTAATTCACAATAGTGAATTATTTTTTCTAAGTCTTGTATACCATTTTTATTCAAATATCTACACACGTATTTCACAACGTTGCCTTGGAAGAAAGATAACTTGTTCTTTGATATAAATTCATAAGGTTGAATATGAAATTTTTTATAATGTGATCCGCCAATTTGTTTTTCTTGTGGTCCTTTAGTACCATCAAATATACTACTATCTGTCATAGTTTATATCCTTTCCTTTCCATTTTTGCTTTGAGTTTATATAAATTATTTTTTGCACGAGTAACACCTACGTACCAGACTCTGTGTTCTTCATCTTCTTTGTCTTGACTTTTCTTTATTGCTTTTAATATTTTATCTCCTAAGTCTAAAGATAAAATAACATTGTCCTGTTCACCACCTTTGATTGCGTGAATAGTTGATGTCCAAACTCTTGCGGGTTTATCTAAATCTTCTCCTGCTTCTATCAAACCTAAAAGATAATCTTTGTCTTCTTGTTCGACATTTTGAAAAGCTTCATACCAATCTTTTTTTAAATTAAGTTCTTGCTCACCTGTGTATTCTTTTACGTCTTTTAAATCTTTTTCATCTAACTCAATATTTTTTTGTAGTAGTTCATAGTTTTTAATCGACCTGTATGCCCGAACCCTGACGCTTTTACCTCTATTACTTTCAAAATATATGTTTTGTTTTTTAAGTTGTTCTTCTATCTTCAGTAATCTAGATACTGTTCTAGTAAGTATTAACCATTTACCTGTAGATAAATCTACCTGATCCAGGTTAGCAATCTCTTCGCAGTTACCCTCGTAATCTCTTGGATAATATTTCTTTTCTTTTCTATTACCTACAATGTTTTCAATACACATTTGTGATTGTTCTTGTATGGCTTTAGATATTCTTCTTGATTTATGTAATACTTTTTCTTTTGCAGGTTCATTAATAAATCTATTAACGTCAGCACCAGCCCAGGCAAAGATAGCCTGGTCATCATCACCTGCAAGATAAATATCTTTACTCTTCTTTTTTAATATATCATACAGCTTCCATTGTAATGGTGATAAATCTTGTGCTTCATCAATAAACACTACATCAAACTCTGGAATCTTTATTTCTTCTTCTAATAACATTTCAATCATATCATTGAAGTCAATTAATTTTTTCTTCTGTTTGTATACAAGGTAATTATCAGCAATATGTTTTAACATTTCCCACTCAACTTCTTTTGAATTATGTTCACCACGATCAAACTCTTCTCTTATATCTACACATCTGTTAATAGCTCTATGTATCAATTGAAAGTATGGATTATCACAAGTTAAAAAATGAGATTCTTCTTTGTTGTATCTATCGTAATACTTTACTTTAACATTTAGTTTCTTACCAAAGCTTTCATAATGGTATGGCTGCATTACATCCTCTTCTTTTAATTTTAGAATATTAAATGCAAATGAATGGAGTGTTTGAAAATAAAATAATTTTTTATCATCTGCTGGCATTCTTTTCTTTGCTTCACCCGCAGCTTTTTTAGTAAATGCAAAATAACCTATCTTATGTAAAGGTGTACCTACTCTTGCGTATGCTCTTGCTCTCGATATTAATCTATATGTTTTGCCTGTACCTGGAGGTCCATATATCTTATAAATCATTAAACGATATCCTCTTCATCTTCAAAGTCTACAATCTCTTCTATCTCTCTTCTCTCTTCAAAAATATGTAAAGGGATTCTAAGAACTTTTATTGGAGGAAAATATTTATCATCCTTATCTTTTCCAGGAAATCTTTTTGGTTTATTAAATAAAGCTTTCTTATCTTTGTCTTCTGTCTTAAATAATTCTTTAATCATGTAAGAAGTTCTTTGTGGATCTGTCTTCCATTCTTTTGTTTTTAAATCAGAATAAAATTCATCATAGACAAACCACGCATACTTTTCATCAACCAAAGGTTTACCACTTTCAAATGATTTGTATGTTGTAGCTTTTGGTCCGTAGATATATTTCTCTAAATTTTTTAATAGAATATCCATAGGACTTGTACCTTCTACTGGTTCTATTGTTTCTACTTTTTCTTTATCAAACAATAATTTCATTAGTTCAATAAAATCATTACCTTTTATATTTGGTGGAACTACAAATGCTTGTTCCATCATTAATGCTCGCAATGCTTTTTGACTTTCTAATTTGTAAATATCTTTTGCATGCACCTGAACTGTTTCACCATCTTCTCTTTCAACAGTAAACTTCCATTCTGGAGTAGGTTTATAATTTATTTTTTGCAGCGCTGACATTCTAGGCCATACTGGTTTATCATCTGACAAGACTCCGAACTTTCTTTTTAAACAAACTGGTTTAACACACACTGGTGATAACAATTCGCCATTGCATTGATAGCCTTTTGTTTCCTTGTCCCAACTCTTAATTTTTGTTTTAACGTGATCATCTGTCCATTTTGAGTCAAACTTAAAATAATTTCTAGCTGCTTCAACTATCTTATCTTTCCAATTATCTTTGTATTTCTTTTTAGCAAACACCATATAATTATATAAAAATCTATCTCTATCATCTGTCATTATTTCTTTTGTTAAAACTCCAAGACAGGGTGGACCATCTATAAATTCTTCACCACTACCTTTTAATTCTTCAGAAATTATTTTTTCTTGTATGTCTTTTAATTGTTTTTTATTTACTGCATTGAGTTCAATACATTTTACAAACATGTCTAAAGACATTTCAGTTCCATCTGGCGCTAATGCTCTTCGACCATCTGCATTGTATGGTAAATTTATAAAGTTACCATTTGCTTTGTTACCTTTTTCATCTGATGATCTGAGACTTGTTTGTTTTGGAAATATTTCTGTTTTAATATTTAGTTTAAACACATAAAGCATTTGTTCTAAGAACTGTCTTATCTCTATTGCTTTTACAAATTCAGTGGTGAACACATATAAATGTAGTCCACCACTTTTGGACAGGACAGGAATGATTGGTAAACTTTTTTCTTGTATTATTTTTAAATAAAATTCTCTATCTATTGGATACTTATCTACATCAATTGCACCAAATCTTGCAGTGCCTTCATCCGTACATGGTTGTATTCCAATTGATTTGACTCCCGTTAAATGATCTTCGTAATCTTTATCTGTGACTTTTAGTTGTGACCATTCGTGTTTAAATTTTTTCTTACCTGTCTCTGGATCTATATATCCTTCGTTTATTTTACAGACACCATAATTACGTGTTAACCCTGTAAAATACTTTATAAAATCTTTCATTCCTATCCCTGTTTTTAAGGCGCCTCCAGTCTCCCTTCAGCGCCTCAGCTTGGCCAGCATTCCCTTTAGGGAAACTAGATAATATCTTCTTTAGTTTTAGTTGAAGAAACTTGATCATACTTCGGTTGAGTTGCTCCTTTAAAAGATTCCTCTTGAAGTTTTTTAGCAGTTTCATAAATCGCAACGTCTTCATTATTAGATAAATCTAACATTCTAACTTTGCTTGGTTTATAAACGTGCCAGCTTTTGTCTCCCCAGTTTTTACCAACTGTTTTAAGATTAAAGATAGCGGAATACGCTGCAGGTCTAAAACTACCTTTAGCATCTGTTGCTCTCAAGTTTTGAATTAAATTATTTAATTCTCTACCTGGAGTCAAATTAGATGATCTCATAGTGATGACTGCTTTTCTCATTTCACCATCCATTAATGCAATCACATAGAAGTACATAGTTTTTTCACAGTAATTACCATTTGATAATCTGTATTTACCATTACGTTCTTCTACCGCATCTTTTGGTGGTTCCATGTGAGTGCCGACTGGTGCTGCTGCACTGTCGCCTCTCTCTTGCCATTCTGGAAATCTAGTTTGTGAATGACAAATGACTACATTTAGTCCTTTGTTTCCATCTACTAGAGTACCAAAACTACCAGAATAAATCATGCCAGGCATAGCACCTTCAACATGTTTTGCATTTCTAGTATTACATTCAGGAGAAAGTTGGTGAAGAATTTTTAAGATCGGAGTCGATGTATCGCTCGCCTTAATTTCTTCCGTGCCTTTACCTGAATCAGCTCTTAGACTTACTGGTGATAGTGCACCTGCACTATTCTTTGTAACCATATCTGTATTATTACTCATATATATACCTATTAGTTAGTGGTTTATTTTTTATTTTTTACTTTTGTCTGATTTCCATCAAACGTCCAAAAAAGATCTTCAGGAACATCGTTACCTTTGTTCTTCCAATCTTCCATGGTTACTTTAAGAGTCATGGCATGAACTGCTTCTTTTTGAGAAGGTTCATAACCAGACTCTTTTGCAAGGTTAGCATATTCTGCAGCCTTGTTTTCTTCGCCTTGGCCAAAGTTAACTGTGATTTCGTTTTTCACAATATCACCTAAGCCATTGTCTCGAAGCCATTTTATCGCCTCAGCTTTTTTATCAGCTTTTATTGTGGCGCTGTACACTTTTTTAACAGATAGTTCTGAACCATCTCTTAACTTAACTGTACTTAAATTCATTTTATTCATTATCTCAGGAATAGTAAAATTATTTATTTGCTTTTCCTCTTCTTTAAGTTTTTTTAGACCAGCCTCTGCATTTTTTATCTGTGCACTTACCGAATTTAATTTTTCTATTGCATCAGATAATTCTGTTGGATCCACCGCATTTAATTGATCAGGTGCATCTTCTCGTAGATTTATCATTTAGTAACTCCTTTATTTAAATTAACTTTCATAAAACGTAATATAGAAACAAAATAATCTTTGTCAAGATTTATTTTTGAAATAAATTTATTTCTATAGGAAAATAAGATGCTTGTATCCTGTCCCACTTTAATAATTTGAAGCGACCATTTGTCACATCACTTGCAACTGCACATACAACACCAATTAAGGCAGGATCGCCATAAAGTAAAAGATAATCATCAGATGTAAAATCTTTTAAACTATTTTTTATTTCTATAATT